AACCTACGTAGCCGCCCGACTCGGCCACCTGATAGTCGGACGGTGGGAGGACTTCCGGGGGTACGCGGTCGCGCATGGACTCCCCGACCTCCGGTCGCTGGACAGCGCGGCGTTCCTCGACTTCGGCTGGTATCTGCTCACCCGGAACGGCGAGCAGGCGGCGGTCGACAAGTTCAAGCGATCGCTGTGGATGCCGCCCAAGGGAGTCGCCCCGGACTCCCGGTCACCGTGGTCACCGGAGAACGAGACGGCGGCGTTCAAGGCGTTCCGTGCGGCGACGACCGGGGCATCGTAGCGGCTCACAGCGTGCACCGGTACTCTGGTCACGGCAAGGCGATGCGCATACCGCCTGTCGACGCTGAGCGACGCATCGACAGGGGGTGACATGGCGGGGAACTCGGTCGGCACGGCCTCCATCGAAATCGAGGCTGACGCTGACGACTTCGAGGGCGACCTCAAGAAGAAGGCCGGGAACGTCAAGGGTGCCGGTGAGGAAATCGGCAAGGGCGTCGGCGAGGGGTTCAAGGCCGGGCTGACGGTCCTCGTCGGGCAGGCGCTCCTGGAAGTCGGCAAGATGGCCGTCGGCGCTGTCAAGGACTTCGTCGTCGGCGCGACCAACGCCGCGTCCGACCTGAACGAGACATCCACCGCCATCGAGGCCGTGTTCGGTGCCGAGAGTGCCGGGCGTATCCAGTCGTGGGCGGACTCAGCGGCGACGGCGTTCGGGCAGTCCAAGCAACAGGCGCTCGATGCCGCGAAGAACTTCTCCGTCTTCGGCGGCGCGGCGGGCCTGACCGGGACCGACCTCGAATCGTTCAGCATGGACCTGACCGAGGCCGCGTCCGACATGGCATCGTTCCACAATGCCGACCCGTCGGAGGTCATCGAGGCGATCGGTGCCGGACTCCGGGGGGAAGCGGAGCCGCTTCGTAAGTACGGCATCCTCATGAACGACGCGTCGCTCAAAGCGCAGGCGATGGCAATGGGTATCTCCGACGGAGAGGCGCCGTTGACCGCCCAGCAGAAGACGCTGGCCGCGCAGGCGCTCATCCTGGCGAACGTCGGAGCGGCCCAAGACGACTTCTCGGAGACATCGGCGGGGCTCGCGAACCAACAGCGCATCATGGGTGCGCAGTGGGCGAACCTCCAGGGCGTCATCGGCCAGTTGTTCCTGCCTGTGGCGTCCATCGCGGTGCAGTTGATCAACCAACTGCTCGGCGCAGTGATGCCGCTGGCGGAGGCGCTGGTCACGAAACTAACCCCCGGCGTCGAGGCGTTCGCGACCGGACTCGCCACGATGATCGAGGAGGGCGGCGGCATCGCTGGCATCTTCTCCGGCCTGAGTGAAATGCGGAACGGGCTGATCGAGTCCATGCTCGCGGCGCTCCCCGGAATCATCGAGGCCATCGCCGCCTACCTGCCGGTCGCCATCGGGTTCTTCGTCTCGTCGATGGTGAGCATGTGGACGACCATCATCACCGCACTGGCGTCCGTGATCCCGCAGGTCATCTCGGCACTCGCCGCCGCGATCCCGGTGATCCTGAACGCGCTCGTCGCGGCCATCCCCGTGCTCCTGGTCGGCGCGACGCAGATGTTCACGGCCATCATCACGGCGCTGACGACGATCATCCCCCAGATCATCATGACGCTCGTCACCCTCATCCCCCAGGTCGTCGCGGCCCTTGTGACCGCACTCCCTCTCCTGGTCGCCGGGGCCATCGCGCTGTTCATGGGGATCATCCAGGGACTCGTGACCGCGATCCCGTTGATCCTGGCGGCAGTGCTCGACCTCCTGCCCGTGCTGGCGACCGCGCTGATCGGCATGCTCCCCGGACTGGTCGAGGCGGCGATCGAGTTGTTCACGGCCCTGGTCCAGGGACTGATCGAGATTGTGCCGGTCCTCATCGTGGCAGTCCTGGAACTCCTGCCCGTCCTGATCACGACGATCCTGAGCATGCTTCCGGGGATCATATCGTCGGCGATCGAGTTGTTCCTCGGCCTGGTGCTGGCGATTGCGGAAGCCCTACCGGACATCCTGACCGCCGTGCTGAGCATGCTCCCGCAGTTCATCGTCACGATCATCAGCATGATCCCCCAACTGATCACAGCCGCGATCACGTTGTTCCTGGGGATCATCCAGGGCGTCGTGCAGGCCACCCCCCAGATCATCGGCGCGCTCCTCCGACTGATCCCCCAGATGGTCACCGCCCTGGTGTCCGCCGCCCCTCAACTCCTCCAGGCGGGCGTGCAGGCGATCCAGGGGTTCATCGACGGAATCGTGTCGATGGCGAAGTCCGTGTTCAACGCGGCGGTCAACGTGGTCAAGGGTGCGGTCGACGGGGTGCTCGGCTTCCTCGGAATCGGGTCGCCGTCGAAGTTGCTTCGCGGGTACGGGAAGAACACGATGGAGGGCTACGTCGAGGGTGTCGACGCGATGGCCGCTGAGGCGCAGAAGTCCCTGACGGCGGCGATGGCCCCCCCGCCCGCACCGACTCTCACCCCGAACGCGACGGCGCTGGGGCGGGTCGGTGCGACCACCCCGCAGGCGGCGGGTGCGACCTCCGGGACCGGGACCGGTGCGGCGAGCGCACTGAGCGGTGGCCTGGTCATCGAGACGGGCGCGTTCCAGTTGTCGGGCTCCGACCCTTACAAGACCTCCCTGCTCGTCGTGGACCGCATCGCGGAGAAGGTGGCGGTGTGACGTGTACGACGGGTATCTGAACTTCGGCGGCAACGAAATCGGCAACAACGCTCGCACGAAGGGCTACGCGACGACTGCCGACTGCCCGATGTTCTGGTACAAGGGCGACGTGTGCGCGGGCGTGTGGGACGCGCTCGGTGAGACGGTGCCGTACACCTACTCGAACATCACCGAGGCGCCGTGGTTCGACAGCGCCAACGCGGAGGTGTCCAGTCGCTTCTACGGCGTCTGGCTGGTGGACGTGAAGGGCATCCAGGACTCCACCCGGCGCGCGTCACTGTACGAGGGCGTCGGCGACGGCGGCACGCTCGGCCCGACCCGGAAGGCGGCGAAAGAGGTCCGCGTCAAGGCGGTGCTGATCGCTGACGGGGAGGACGCGTTGGGGTACGGGATGGCGTGGCTGTCGGCGGTCCTCGACCCCGGCGCGTGCGGCCAGCACGGCTCCGGGTGTGGCACCGCCGACCTCGCGTTCTGGGGGTCGTGCCCTCCGACGCACGCCGAGGTGACCAACCCGCTCCCGGTGTGGGCGGCGCCGGTCGTGAACCTGGCAGTGAACCCTTCCTTCGAGAGCCCGGACAACCTGCCGGTCGGTGCGGTGCGGACAACCTACTGGTCGGCGCGTGGCGCGTACAGCCTCCAGGTGGGGTTCCCCGGCACCGGCTACGGCTTCGGGGAGGGACCGTTCGGCGGGGGTCTGTTCGGCGGCTCGGTGCCGCTCTCGGCTGAGGGCTACGGGCTCGCCCCGTTCGGACTGACCCCGTTCGGCCTTGCCATCCCCAGCCACGTGACGGTGGCGACGCTGACCAACCAGACGTTCCTGATCACCCCCAAGGAGACGGGGCAGGTCGTGCTCCTCGACGGTGTGGCGACCGTCACGCAGGCGCTCGTCCCGATCCGGCTGTACGGTTCCGGGGTGGTGGAGTTGGGCACCGGCTACTGGGACGAAATGCTGGTCGTGGACGGGGAGTACCTGGGGTCGTACTTCGATGGCGACAACGCGAGCACGCCGATCGGGACGACTCCGGGACAGACCATCCACCGGTACGCGTGGACGGGCGAGCCGCACGCCTCGACCTCGACCTGGGAGCAGGGCGTGGTCACCGTGGTGGAAGACCCGGTGGCGTGGGAGGCGCGCGTGCTGGACCTGCGGCGCTACCTGCATGACGTGGGCGCGGTCAGCGGCCCGCTCGTCACGGAGGAGTTCGAGTCGGGCCGGTTCTTCGGCAACGTGGTCGAGTTCACGTTCGTGGCGGAGCGCCCGTGGGTGTACAAGGCGTTGAAGCCCCTCGACCTCCCCCCGACGACACCCGTGGTCGTCCAGGACATCCCCTACAACCTGGCCCCGTACCCGAGCGCGGAACTGTCGAGCGGGTCGGTGATCGTCGCCCGGAACTACGCGCCGAACCCGTCCGTCGAGGTCGATGCGTCCGGCTGGGTGACCTGGTACAACGGCAACATCCCTGCCGTGATGAAGGCGGCGGGTCGGGGGACGAGCCTGGTGTCGCACGGCACGTGGTCCTACCTGGCGCACATCTTCGGAGACAACGGCGCCACGTCGGTCGTCAACCGGGCGTCCGATGTAACGAACCTGCAAGAGCCGATTCCGCTGACCGGCCTCGCGGCGGGCACGCGCGTGTCGTTCTCGATCTGGGGCGCGATGGCGATCCTGGAAGGGGCGGGCGGCTCGGAGTTGACCAACATGGAGGCGTCCGTGCACTGGCTGAACTCCTCCGACGCTATCGTCGGCTCCTACCTCCTCGGTGGGCCGGTGACCGGGGCTGACGTGAACGGGCACGTGTTCGCCGCGAAGTCGCTCCTGCCGCCCGCCGGGGCGACCAAGGCACGGGTCGCCGTCACGTACCGGTTCACGTTCTCGTCCAGCACGAACCCAGCGAACGACTCGGACATCCGTCTGTACGCCGACGCGCTCGCTATCACGGTCCCGTAGGAGGCGCCATGTCATCGTCTGGAACCTTCCTCCTCGGAAACTACGACTGGTCGGGCGGCACGCTGGAGGCGCGCTGGTGGGTCAGCGACCGCACCGACAACAAGTCGGACGTGCGCGTCGAACTGTGGGGCCACACGAACGGCTCCTGGACCACCTACGGGGACGGCGCGTACTTCACCTTCCGTATCGCGGGCAACGACTACGGCTGGACGGGCTCGGTCAACGTCTCGGGCTCCTGGAAGAAGTTGGGGAGCGCCAGCGCCACCGTCGGCCATGACGCGGCGGGCGCATTGAACGGACTCGACCTCGGCGTGCTGGCTGGCGAGGTGCCGGGCACGTCTTTCAACAGCATCGCCTACGTGGAGGCGAACCTGGTCCGGGTGAACGCCACCGACTACGCGGTGAAGCCGTACGCTCCGATCAACCTCTCGATCCGTGCAGGCTCGGTCACCCCGACCTCGTTCGGCGTCGACTACTCGCGCCGCTCGTACGACAGCGTGGACAAGGATGAGGCGCAGTGGGCGACGGACTCGGCGTTCGCGAACGTCGTCTGGGACGACACTCCTCCGAACGGCAATCCGACCGGCTACACGAACCCGTCCGGTGGCACCCCGCCGGTGGCGCTCGCGCCGGGCACGAAGCACTACGTCCGCGTCCGCTCGCACACAGCGGCGGGCTGGGGCGAATGGTCGGTCACCGTCAGCCAGACCACCCTCCCCTCCTCGGCACCCGGCATGACCGTGTCGCCGACACCGGGCGGCACCAGCGCGCGGCTGTACTTCTCCCCTCCTGGAGGAGCGACCGGCGGGTCGGGCTACACCTGGGAGCGTCGCGTCAAGGGCGGCACCGAGGTGATCAGCGACGACCTCGCGTTGAGCGGCGACGTGGTGAACGGCCTCGATCCGGGGACCACCTACGAGTGGCGTGGCGCGGCGTGGTTCGGGCAGACGTACCTCTCCCCCTGGACGGCGTGGCTCACCGTCACCCAGCCGGACCCGAACACGAGCCCCGGCGACTACTTCGACGGCGACACGGCGGACAAGCCGGGGATCGACTACGGCTGGACCGGCACGCCCGGCCTGTCGCCTTCGGAGGCCGTCGGCGCGTCCGTGTCCGGCTGGATGGCAGGGTTCACCGCACCCGCTGTGGGCATCCTGCACCAGTCGGGCGGCGGGCGCACCGGGACGTTCGCGGCGCGTGTGCTCATCCAGATCGACTCGACCGCCGCAGGTCAGGTGAACGCGGGGATGAGCGCCGCGTTCGGGGCTGACGTGGTGGAGGGCGCAACCTACTACGGATCGGTCTACGCGAACCCGAGCCGGGATCAGCGCGTGCGCGCGGAGGTCCGCTGGTACGACGCGGCGGACGCGCTCGTCGGCACGAGCCCCGGCGCGGAGGTCGTGCTGGGGAAGAACACGTGGACCCGACTGACCACCACCGGCACGGCCCCCGTCGGCGCGGTGCACGGATCGGTGCGCGTCATCGACGTGGCGGGCACCGGGTGGGCGGCGTGGCGTTCCGGCGACGCCCTCCTCCTCGACAACGCGATGGTTTCCCTGAACACCCTCTACCCGTACTTCGACGGGAGCACCGCCGACACCGCCGACTACGACTACGCGTGGGAGTCGACGGCGCACGCGTCTATCTCGTCGCGTACCACACTGGAGAACGCGAGCGCGTTCGATCCTCTCCAAGACCCGGACTGCACGCCGGTGCCGCTCCCGCCGCGTCCGCCGGTGGTGCCTGCCGACTGCATCGACGAAATCGGCATCTGGCAGAGGTATTGGGTGAGCGTCAGCGCACAGTACGTGAGCGACTGGCTGGCCGTCATCCCGACCATCACCATCCAGTCGGGTCGGGGCTCGCTCCCGCCGGACCCACCTCTGGGGGTGAACCAGGTGCGCGTGCGCATCTACGAGAACCCTGACAGCCTGGACCCCGACGAGTTCGCGGGCACCGAGTGGGTGAGCGAGCAGATCATTTCGTACATGCCGCCGTTCACGATCATCACCCTCGACGGCGTCAGCCAGCGGGTGTGGGCGCAGGTGGGCGGTGAGGGGATCGACCCGGCGACCGTGCCGATGCGTTCCGCCGACCACCTCATCTACGGCTCCGGTGGCACGCCCGCGACATGGCCGGTGCTGTCGTGTGGCCTGCCGTACCTGATCGCCTTCGACGCACCTCTCGACACCCTCGTCGGCAACCTGGTCAACGACATCGGCCTGACCGAGCGGGCGGGCTGACGATGCTCGGAGCGTTCGGCGAGGAGTGCGCGGCCCAGCACACGGCGATGATCTACGACCGTGGCGGGGCACGTCGGCAGTCGCAACTGATCAGCCTGGCGTCGGTGACGTGGAGTCGTGCGCGCAACGTGATCACCGGGGCGGAGGTGGTGCTCACCGGACGGTCGTGCGACGCCCAGCGACCCATCGTGAACGACATCATGCCCAAGCGTCACGAGTTGGTGTTGTTCCGGGGGAAGGAGCGCGTCTGGGAGGGACCGATCGCGCAGGTGTCTTCGCTGAGCACCACCGCCCGGATCACGGCGAACGACTCCGGGCAGTACCTTGCGGGCACGCCGTTGAGCCGGGCGTGGCCGAACAGTGACGCGGGTGGCCCGACCCTCATGACCGAGCGCATCCAGCAGATCATCGACTGGGAGTTGACGGAGGAGTACGTGGCCGTGGTCGGCACGGGCGGCGCGGCGCACGGCGTGACCTTCACCCGGTGGGAACAGCAGAGCCCGCCGGTGAACCTCCTCCCCTACCTTGACGTTCGGCCCGGCACGGTCCTGACCCGTGCGAGCACGGAGCCGTTTGAAATGAACGTGATGGAGCACCTGGTGAACCTGGCCGAGTCGGGCGTGGACTTCACGGTCGTCGGCAGGAGCATCATCGTCTGGGACAGCGCCACCGCACTCGGTCGGACCCGGCAGTTGACGGAGACGGACTTCACCGGCGATCCCGAGGTGATCCTGAGTGGCGCCGACTTCGCGTCCGTCTGGCATGTCAGCGCGCAACAGCGGGAGGACGAGGACGGTGCGCCTGCGGCGGCGGTTGGCAATGCGGGTGAGGTCGACCCGTACTACGGCCCGTGGACGACCATCCACACCGCCGACTCGGAGGACTCGGAGGACATCAGCCAGGACACCCTGAACAGTCAGGCTCAGCGCGGCCTGATCGGGCGCAACCCGGTCCCGCTGGAACTCCGGATGCCGGGCGACGCGGGCCTGCGGCTGAGCCACGACCTCACCATCCAGCACCTCGTTCCCGGCGTGGAGGTGCCGGTGCTGGCGACCCTGAACCTCCGCCGTATCAGCCAGACGCAGATCCTCGACAAGGTGACCGTGACGGAGACGAGCGCGGGCGAGAACATCGCGGTGACGCTCGTCCCGTCCGGCCCGGCACTGATCGCGGCAGGAGCGGTGCTGTGACCGCGCGCACCCTGGAGGAGTTGCTGGCGTCGCTCGTCGGTCGGGTAGGTCGGCTGGAGCGGCGCCTGAACAAGCCGCCGCCCGGACCCATCCCGACTCCGGACACCGGGTGGCTCGACCTCACAGACCACCTGCTCGCGGGCTACACGTCCACGTCGCTGAGTGCACGGATCATCGCCAACCGCTTGTACGTGCGCGGCACGGTGACCGGCACGTTCGACCCGGACGTGGGCACCGCCGACTTCACCGAGGCGATCCCGGTCGAGTTGCGGCCACCCGGTAACCTGTGGGGGCCGGGATACATCGCGGGCCAGGCGGTCAGCGTGGTCCTTCGCTCGGCGGGCACGATGGCCTACAGTAACCGCTTCACCACCTCGGGCACCTCGCTCCAGTTCAACATCAGTGGCCTAATCGACTGAGGAGAGAAGCACTATGGAAGCGCTCACTGTGAGCATCACCGTCCGCCTCGGCGGAGACGAATGGGTGGAGAACCGGATCGTCCCGGTGCCGCCCGACTACCAGCCACGGGACATCGTTCCGTTCATCGAACACGAGACGGACAAGGCGCTGAGCGCCCTCCAGCGGGAGGCGTTCGGGTACTCCCGGTCGGAGCGCATCATCCGGCAGTTGGACCGGAGGCTGACCGTCATCGGTCGCCTGCTCCGGATGGCGCCGCACGACATCCGACGACGGCCTGTCGTCGAGCGGGTCCGTGAGGTCATCGACATGGACTCCGAGAGACTGCTCGCCGAGTACGGCGACGAGAACGTGGAGGACTGAGTCATGGGTTATCGTCTGCCGAGCGACACCGACTGGGTGACCGCGTCGTGGTACAACCACTGCTGTGAGCGGAACCCGCCTTCGTCGGAACCGGGGACCGACTACGGGTCCGCGTACGGCTCCCCGTTGTACGCGTGCGGTTCGGGCTACGTCGTCGACCTCTCCTGGTCGAACGGCGGCGGCGCGGGCCGGTACATCGCGATCGACACCGACGACGGTCGGCGTCTGCGCTCCCTCCACCTCTCCGACATCTGGGTCGGCGTCGGCCAGCGGGTCGAGCAGGGCCAGCAGATCGGGCTGACCGGCGCGAGTGGCTGGGGCTCCGACTGGGGGTACGGTGCGCACGTGCACCAGACTCTCTGGGACTACCACGGTCAGGCGTTCTGCTCCTCCTGCACGATCGACTTCGAGAACTACGTCGGCACGGCTCAGCCTTCCGGGACTCAGCGCGTCGTCGGCGCGAACGGCGCGAACGGTCGCTCCGATCCGAGCACGGCGAACGCGGTGACGCAGGTGCTCCCTCCGGGGACGCTGGCGAACTTCAACGGGTGGATCAACGGCGAGGTCGTCAGCGGCAACGGCGTCTGGTTCCGTGGCGAGTTCAGCGGCGACTGGTTCTGGTCCGGCGGTTTCACCGACACGGGCACGCACGACCTCACCGACCTGAACCCGGCACAGCCGGTGCACGGCAACCAGCGCGTTGTTGGCGGCAACGGCGCGAACGGTCGGGACGACCCCTCGACGAACGGGCCGGTGACGCAGACTCTCGCACCGGGCACGGTCGCCGACTTCGACGGGTGGATCACCGGAGAGGTCGTGGAAGGCAACGGGACGTGGTTCCGTGGCGCACACTCCGGAGATTACTTCTGGTCGGGTGGGTTCACGGAGACGGGCACTGACGGCCTTACAGACCTGAACTCCCCGTCGGCTACCCCGACGACGCGTACGGTCGGGACGAACGCGGCGAACATCCGGGACGTTCCGTTCCTGGACTCCCCGGCGCTGTCGTCGGCTCCGGGCGGCACGGTGGTCGACATGTCCGGCTGGTCGCACGGCGACGCCGTGGAGGGCAACGACGTGTGGTT